CGATGCAGCTCGCGGCCGACGAATCCGGCGCACACGCTGCGCTCGTCAAGACGGGCAGCATGGGGAAGGTCGCCATCACGCACCCCGGTGCCATGAGCGATCAGACCGTGCAGGCCATCCGCGACGCCTGGATGAACATGCACGCGACCGCGGACGGCGCGTCGCGCCCGCTCATCCTGCGCGAAGGGATGAAGGCCGAGAAGATCAGCCAGGAGACGTCGGGCACCATGCTCGAGTCGCGGCGGTTCTCGGTGCAGGAAATCGCCCGCGCCTTTGGCGTCCCGCCGGAAATGCTGTTCCAGCAGGGCGGCGGGGCGCTTTCGAGCCAGGCTGAAACGGCCCGCGCATACGCCGACGGGGCCATCGCCGCATGGGCGAGCGCGTGGGAGTCGGAGCTCACGCGCAAGCTCTGCGGTCCCGGTGAGACAGTCCGCATCGACACCACGCCGATCACGCGGGGCAATCTGCGCGACCAGGGAATGGCGTTCTCGAAGCTCGTGCTCGCTGGCGTGATGAGCCCGAACGACGCAAGGCATTACCTCGGGTTGCCTCCCGTCGAAGGGCTTGACACGCCAGCGGTCACGATGCCTGGCGGCGCGTCGGCAGCCACCGGGCCCGACAACGAGGAGGCCGAGGATGCTTGAGGTCCGTACGACGAGCTTCGAGCGCCAAGGCAACCGGATCGCCGGATACGCCGCGGTGTACGACGCACCGAGCCTGCCGTTGGTCGTTCGCAACGTCAACGGCGGCAAGCCGTTCACCGAGCGCGTCGCCCGCGGCGCGTTCGACCGGAGCCTCGCCGGGAACATCTCGCTGCTGGTCGGCCATGACCGGCGCGAGCTGCTCGCCAACACCAAGAGCCAGCGCCTGAAGCTCGCGAGCGATAGCCGCGGGCTTGCGTTCGACGTCGAGCTGCCCGAGACGCAGCGGGCGAAGGACGTCTACGCGCTGGTCGATTCGGGCGTCCTGTCCGAAATGTCGTTCGGTTTCATCGTTCGCTCGGACGCCTGGAAAGGCACCGAGCGCACCCTCGTAGACGTTGATCTACGCGAGGTGTCCATTGTCGAATCCGGCGCGTACCCGCAGACGGCCGCCGAAGCTCGCACCTACAGCCGGGCGCTCGCCCGGCTTCGTCTGCGGTACCGGAGCATCACGCTATGAAGCAGGCAGAAATCATCGAGCGCCGTAAGGCGATTGAAGCGGAAGTCAACGGCATTCTCGCGAATGACGAGATCAACGCCGAGCAGGAAGCCCGTGCGACCGAGCTGATGGACGAGCTCAAGGAGCTCAACCAGAAGCGGTCCGCGGCCGAGCTGCGCGAGAAGTTCGCCAGCCACACCGTGCTGGCCAAGGTCGGTCGCGAAACCCGCGAGCGCACCGAGGAATGGCGCGCCACGACGGAATACCGCGACCAGTGGCTGTCGTACATGCGCGGCGGCGCGGCTCCGGAACAGCGTGCGCTGATCTCGACCGCGTCGAGCAGCATCCTCATCCCGAAGATCTACGAAGAGGGCATCCTTAAGTACCTCGACGCGAGCACCGTGGTCCGCAACCTCGCAGACATCCGCACCGGCGTTCAGGGCTACACGACGCTCCGGTACAACACGCTGGCCACCGCCGACTACACCTCGGCATGGACCGAGCCGGATACTGGCACCGTGGCCACGACGAATACCGACCCGGCGTTCGCCGAGGTGCCGCTGGCGCCCAACCCGACGTTGCCGAAGGTCGAGATCAGCCAGCAGCTGATCCGGCAGTCCAACTTCGACATCGAGGCCGAAGTCGTTGAGCACATTCAGCGGCAGCTGGCTCGGAACCTCGAATGGGGCTACGTCGGCGGCACCGGCACGAACGCGCCCACGGGCATCTTCACCGTGAACGCCAACGTGAACATCGTGTCCACCACGGGCGTCACGAACACCCGCGCCGCAGCGGTTACGGCTGGCATCACGCTCGCGAAGCTGACCGAAATGCGCTACGAGAAGCTCCCCGCGGCGTACTGGGGCTCGGCGGCGTGGATTCTCCCGCAGGACTCGTACGCGAAGCTCGCGAGCCTGACGGCGAACAACGTGCCGCTGTTTGTGCCGTCGGCCGACGCAGGCGTTCGCACCGGCTCGCAGTTCACGCTGCTCGGCCTGCCCGTCTACGTCACCGAGTACACCCCGGTGCACGTCACGACGGGAACCACCGGGAAGAACTGCGTGGCCGTGCTCGGAAACATCTCGGAAGGCTTCTCCATCCGCGAATGGGGTGGCATCTCGATGATCCGCGACGAGTACAGCCTGTCGCAGACCGCCCGCGTCCGTTTCCAGGGCATGATGTTCGCCAACAGCAACTTCACCCGCGTGAAGGCGCTCGTCCAGAACCAGACCACCAACGCCTGACGGTTCTTCTCCTCCCATCGGCAGGGGCGTCGGGCTGCACCCCCGACGCCCCTGCTTGAAGGAGCACGATGCCCCTGGACCTCGCCAAGTTCCGCGCCTGGGCTCGCATCCCTCACACCGAGGACGATCCCGCCATCGGCATCGCCTGGGAGGCTGCCGTGCGCGAGCTCGAGGAGCGCACCGGCTGGGTGGTCGATCCGGTCAGCCGCACGCAGTACGTCGGCGTGGAGCCAACGAACACGGAGAAGCTTGTACTTCTCTCCCGGCAGCCGGCGACGGCTGCGACGTGCGTCGATGACAATTCGGCCACGATCAACCTGACGCTGGTCACGATCAACGGGCTCCAGTACGCGAGCCTGGACGAGGATGACCTTTCGTACCCGCTCATCCTTACCGTAAGCTGCGGCTCGAACACGCTGAACCCGCTCCTCGAAATGGCGCTGTTACAGCGTGTAACGCAACACGTTGCGAGCCGCGGCGACGATACGGTAACCCTGTCGAGTGACTACTGGGACCGCATCTCGGCCATGATGGGGAAGGGAATTGGCTAATGGCCCACGTCCCGTCCGGAATGCTGCGCTACGCCATGACGGTGCAGAATCGCAGCGTCACGACGGATTCCCTCGGCCAGGCGGCGGAAACGTGGTCGGATGTCGTGGTCATTGCTTGCCATGCCGAGCAGATGCAGACGAACGACGTGGTCGATGACGGCGGGCCAGCCATCCGCACCGACTGGCGCATCCTCGCCGCCTGGCATCCTGACGTCACGACCCGCAGCCGGCTCAAGTGGGTGGACCGCGGCACGACGCGCTACTTCAACCTTCGAGGCTGTTGGGACCGCGACGGCCGCCAGCGCCGCCTCGAGATCGAAGCCACCGAGGTGGTGCCATGATCCGCGGCCCATCCGCCGGTGCCCGCCTGGGCACTAAGGTCAAGGTCACGGTAAACAAGGTCGAAGCCGCCAGGCTGCTCGAGCGCCTTCCTGCCCGCGTCGCCGAGAACGTGCGCCGGCGGGCCATCCGGACGGCGACAAAGCCATACGTCAAGACCCTTGCGACGGTGTGGCGTACGGCCAACTACGACGGAACCGGAATCCACCGTCGCGCCATCGCTTCGGCCGTCAAACTCGACGGTCCGAAGCGCATGGGCGCGGGGCCCGGTGCGCGACTCATGTTCGAGATCGGCGTCGATTACGCGGCCAAGCGGGCCCGCCATCGGCAGAAGATCTGGCATTTGCTCGAGGGCGGTTTCCGGCACAAAGCCAGCGGCAAGCGCGTTCCGGGCTCGTACCGCTCGCTCCGGTGGGCCCGCCGATCGGCACAGGCCATGTTTGAAGCGGTGGCTGATCAGATTATCGTTGAAGCTCGAAAGGCGCTGTCATGAGCTATTACGACGCGCTCACGTCGTTCGTGGACTATGCCGCCGCGGCCTGCGCTACGGCTAATCCTGTCCCGCCGCTCAATGCGTCAATGCGTGTGGCAGGAACGTCGACGCCTGTCGCCGTGTACGACTGCACCTGTACGCCCGTGCAGCACCATCCAGGCACGTTCTCGGGGCATTGGGCCATCGAAGCCACCATCACGGTCATTGGCGACAATCTGTTCGAGATCGCAAACATCGCAGATTCCATCGGCGGATACTTCAGCTCGAACCCCAATTTCACGCCGACGACGCCATCCGCTTCGTGCCGCATCGGCGTCGAAACGATCAGCTTTTCAACCGGTGCCGAGTCGCCCGACGATGGGCAGCAGGACGCCGAAAGAACCATCACCATCTCGCTCACCATGCAAGTGAGGGAAGGCTAAACCATGTCAACGATCATCGGATTCGGCGGAACAGGAACGCTCAATTTCAACGGCGGAGGCGCGACGACGTTTCCCGTGCGGAATGTCTCGGTGTCGTTCGAGCGCGCATCGCTCGACGTCACAACTATTACAGATTTCCGAGAGAAGCGGGCACCAGGCCGCATTCGCAGGACGGCGACGTTTGAGATGCTCGCCCAGGACAGCACGACTGACAACAACCTCCGGACGCACATCTACCCGACCTCGCTGGCAGATGCTGTCAACCGAAGCGTCGTGTTGACCTACACCGACCAAGGGTCGATCGCATACACGATCACAGGGCACATCACCAGCGCCTCGCGCACCGATGATGGAACGGGCCCTGGCATTTGGTCCCTGTCCATGGACGAAGCCTGATGCCGCGGGACCTGACCCATCTCTTTGCCAAGACGCGGCGCGTCGAGCACCCCGAGCTCGGCGTCGTGATGGTCCGCGAGGCCACCATGGAGGACTACCTCCGGGCAGGCGCGGATCGGTGGTGGTTCGCGTCGAACCTGCAATGCGAAGACGGCTCGGCGTTCGTGGCCGACGCTACCGACCTCGGCCGGCTGCGGGCGGAACTGTCCGACTGGCTGCTCTCGGAGGTCACGAAGAAGCGCCCTACTCTGCCGCCGAACGGCGGCGCTGGCGCAACGGAGACGAGGCCACCAGAATGACGATGCCCGGCAACATTGCCGCGACCGAGTTTACGACGCTCGAGCGTTGCGAGTGGCTGCTTTCCTGCATCGCCTGCACCGTGACGCGCAAGCCTGCCCACGAATTGCTCCCATGGGTCCGAAGCGGCATCCAGGAGCTCGGGAGGTCGCTCAATGGCTAAGGAGATGAAAGCCGTCATCCGGGCCGAGGTGGACCCGTCGGGCGTCGTGCGCGGCGTCAACGACGTCAATCGCCAGCTCGGCAAGATCAACAAGGCGACCGCAGCCACGGCCATCGCGACCGGAATCCAAGGGGTTTCCTCAGCGCTCGCCATGATGCGGAACGTGCTTGAGCAGATCGACCGACGAAACCTTGAAATACAGGAAATTGCGTCCCGGTTCTCGCCGCAGGCTCGGGCCGCGCAGATGCAGACCGAGCTTGCGAAGATGCGCCAAAGCATGGCACTCGGCCCGGTCATGGCGTCGGAAATGCAGGCCATCGAACAGGTCAAACAGCGGGCGATTTCGTCGGAAACGCAGCGGCTTATGGCTGCGCCAGCCGGCTCGCAGGCCGCAGCCGAGGACTTCAAGAGCTTCTTCACCGAGATGTTCGACCGGCTGCGCGAGTATCCGGGCCGAGTCCTGGGAGGCGGGCCGATTGCGAACCCTGTGGCTAATCCGATCCGGCGGTTCTTCAACCCGCTCGGGGATGACTTCTTGAGCGGGCAAGGCCTCGCCGGCGGCATGGGATCGGCGAGAGGCATGTCGTACGCCGAGAAGACGGCCCGCGGCATTGAGAAGATGGCGAGGGAGAACTAATGGGCACGTTCACCGTCGAAGAGTTCAAGGAAAGCCGCAGCTACCAGCTTGATGCGTTCCCGAACGAGTGTTCCCTGACGGCCGTCTATACGGTCACTTGGTCGCCTTCGAGTGCGTTGGATCCATACCCTGGCAACGTCGCCATGCTGGCGGCTGTACCCAAGCCAAGGCAGCGGCCCAATTCATTCATCCATGAAAGTGACGGCTACCACAAGACGCTGGTCAGCCGCGAGGTCACCGTCACGCCGCTCATGGAGCGGACGTACGCCTGGCGTGTGACCATTCGCTATTCGACCCGCGGCCCATTGCAGGACGGGGCCGGCCAATTCTGCATCGTGACCCGCTCGACGAGCATCCGCCAGGCGGCGCTCTACCGATCGGGCGCGACGCTGCCAACGAACGGAACACCGTCGGGCTTTACAGACATCGCCGGCACGGCGGTCGATCTGAACGGCAACCCTCGCGAATACGAGGTCCCGCAGACCCTTGTTTCGGTCGAAGTGTGGTGGGATCGCACCCTCCCAAGCGGGACGCCGTCGGCCGAGCCCGCCTACTCGACCTACAGCAGCACCGTCGGCAAGCGGAACAACGCCACGTTCATCGGCTACCCGCAGGGCTCGCTCCTGTACCGCGGGTTCCAAGCTGCGCCGATCGACAACTACTACCGCCTCACCCATACCTTCCTGCACGACGAGTGGTACCACCTCGAGCAGATCCCGGCACCGAACCCAACCGGGCAGCCGGTGCTGGTGCCTGGCGCGACTTACGGCTCCTTCCAAGTGCTCCAGGCCGACGAGATCTTCTGGTACCAGAAGTACACCTCGACGGCAGCGTTCAGCTCGCTCGTCACCGCCGCGCAGCTGGCGGAACTGACCGCACCCGTACCGACCGCGATCCCTTAATGGCCTACCAAGTGCCCATCTTCACGAAGGGGCTCTACGCGGGCGCGAATCGGCACGTCATGCAGGGCA